GCAGAAACAATTCCAATGATCTAAATGAAGGCTTATATTTTGTTGGGGCACTCCTGGTGGGACTCCACATGTTCAAGTATATATTCCTGAAGCTGGTGATTCAAACTCTGATAAAGTATCAGCACGTTTAATTGATTATAGTGGGAATGATTCCGGTACTCTTTGGACTGGACAAAATATAAGCCTTCATTTAGATCATTGGAATTGTTTCTGCTTTACTTATAATTCAGGAAACAATACTATCGCATTATATGTTGGGCATAGTCGTTGGAATGATATCCGTACATATTCGCGTACCAAATCTCTTACATCTATAACAACGTCCAATATAGCCACTCCATTATATCTTGGGGCAGCTCCTAGTTTAGGAACTACAAGATTTGAAGGTCAGCTTGCAGAGATGGCTTTCTTCCCAGGTTATTTCTTTGATCAGGCAGCTTTTCGCTCTTGGTTTTATGGAGCAAGAGCCCACAAATATCCTGAATGTTCTTGGTATGTCCCAATGATAGGAGGCCGTACTGAAGAATGGATCGGTCAATTATCTCTAAATACAACTAACATCACTGCTGCGGATAACCATCCTTCAGTTAAGTTATTAACTCCTTACCCATATAATACAGGTGAAATTACAGACAGTGGTGGAACCACACATAATGAATCAGCCAACTCTACTATTTCTTTTACTGATAATGCAACAAGAACTGCAAACTTTCCAAGAAGTTTAAGTCAAAATTTAGAACTCGTTCAAACTGCTAATGGTATTGCAGTTGATGAAGGGACTGTTAATTCTACACTTAATTTAACACATACAGCTGTCGGTGTTAGAGACATACCAGTAAGTGCAAATCATTCTATCACTTTTTATTCTCTTGGTGGTAGAACATTCACAGCTAATGGATCACATAACGTTGTTTTCTATCATCTGGTGACAGGATTCAATCATGTAGATGATAGAAAACCAGCAGGGAACACATTAAATTTGACTCAAGAAGTGTTCTCTTCATCTAATCCAAATGCTAATAACGCTCTCAATTTGACTCAAAATGTATCAATAAGCTTCCCAGAAAAGCTTTATGTGAGTCATTATATAGGGTTCTCTAGTAGAACGAGCACTCCACACAGATCTTTTATTGAGCAGGAACTATCGTTTAGTCAACTCGGTAGTGTGCCTCTTCCTACGCAACATGTGACACATAATATTAGTTTTACACATGTTGCGTCTATCAGTGAGTTAACTTCTACACTTAATTTGACTGACAGTGTTTCATTTGGTTTCGCTCTTTCAGCTTCAAATGATTTTGACCTTGAACAAACTTTGCATCTTGAAAGTAACTTCATTAGAAGTATAAATCATGATGCTGGAATTGGGCACGCATTAACTTGGTATGAGTTTAGTCCTTGCGGAGATAAACAATATAATCCTTTCCAAGGTGAGAACACAGCTAGCAGTAATATCACTCATCCTAATAACACATTACAAGATCCACAAGGCAGTCTTTCTGATAAGTTCTCGTTGTATACTCCATATCTTGGTGTCCCTACTAGTAAAGTGACGATGAGAAAACCTGAATTAGATAATAGAGACAGGAATGCATACACCAGGGTAAATCATGAGACTCGTGGCGGCAAGTTAATTGTTTATTCTGACCCAGATTGGCCGCATATTAGAACCTTAGCAGTAACTATAGTCGGATTAACTGAATCAAAAGTAGATGAACTTCAATCATTTATGCAAGACACAATTGGTCAGATAATAGGATTAACTGATTGGGAAGGACGCCTATGGAAAGGATATATAAAGAATCCAAATGAGCCTGCTACTCAGGACGGTAGAAAAATGTGGACAGTCACATTTGAATTTGAAGGTGAGATGCTTAAAGTTGAGCAGCCAGCAGGTTCAGATGGTGCTTCAATGAACCTTAGTCATTCAGTATCGGCGGTGATAGTATGAGCTTCTTTCTCAAAGCACCTTATCCAAGTTTATCAACTACCACAGTTTTACCCTCTCCAAGATGGGGAGATTCAAAAGGTTTAACTGCTACAATAACGAGTATGAGAGCTATGGATGGCACCTTATATACTTATGTAAAATCAAGAAATGGAAGAAAAAAGTTTCAATGGGAATTTGAAATTTCAAGAAATAAAGCTCTTGAATTACGAGAATTTATAAACTCGTATCAAAGTAAAATCATCAAAGTAATTGACCATGATGAAGATGAATGGATAGGATATTTGAGGAATAACCCATTTGAATTTGCTGGAGCTGGAAGAGCTGGTCCTGAATGGCCGGGTAATGAAACTATGACAGTAATATTGGAGTTTGAAGAAAGATGAGAGATTTAACTGCCAACGCACAAAATTTGTTGAGTCAGAATACCGGGACTGAGATTATGGTAATTCTGGAAGTTGAGTGGGTTGATGGCGGCAGTATATATTATTCTGATCAAGAGCTTTCTGGTACTCAAGCTAAAATTCTTGAATTAGGTGGTTTTGATACTTCTATGAAACTCGAAGGGTCGAGTGCATCTCAAGAATTAAACGTAGTATTAGATGATACAGATGAAACAATAAGAGGCATTTACAATTCAGGTGATATCCATAAAAGGCCAGCTAGAGTTTATCTACTTCATAAAGGGTTAACTCTACTAGATAAGATTCTTGTATTCAAAGGAGAACTTGTCACACCTATAGAGTGGGACGAAACACAAAGATCAGTATCCTTCAATATTCTTTCGAAGTTAGATTCAAAACAAGTCGGCTTCAGTATGGAAGAAGGAGATTTTCCGAACATCCCAGATGAGGCGCTGGGAAAGGCGTGGCCGCTTGTATTTGGTCAGGTTTGCCATCTACCTGCTGTCAAAGTGCGAGCGCCACGCCGAGGTTATTTGCAGAGTGGTGTTGGTATTCATGATTTTACACTTCAACCGAGAATTTGTCAAGCAGTAAAGATTCAATGCCCAAGTCAATCAACTGGTAATCAAGCTTATCTTCAACGTGGAGCTAATAATCAATGGACCAGCACTAATACAAAAACAATTGGCCCTGATCTTGAATGTGTTAATAGACGATTCGGTGAAATATGCAGATTAAAAGATTTACTTGAACAACAGCTTGCATATGAATATGATGAATTTGAAGTGTATAATGGAGTAAGCTTCCCTCAAAATGAAGAAGTCACTATATTTGTTGATGGAGCGACATTTAGAGGTTCATTCTCTGGTAACACATTCTCAGTTACTTGGAGAAAGCACCCAGAGTTTGACACGTTTAATCATGTGCCATGTAGAGATGTACCAGAGTTTGGATATGGAAGTGTAGAAGGACATCCATTGTACAGGCTCAAAGAGTCAGGTAATGTATCTGATCCTAGACTTCAACAGGTTCTTAACGGCGGTTACTGGCAAGTATCTAATTCCGGGCTTGGTTATGATATGACTTGGGTTCCAGAAGGATATGGAACGTTCTTTGATCCCAACGAAACAACAGGAGAGGCATTTGCAAATTGCGATGAAGCTCTTACTACTCATCCTGGAATGGTAGGAGGACCGAAAGATTCTTGGGCGTATTATGACGAAATGGAAGCGTCTGATTTCTTTTGGGCTCCAGCTGGATCAGAAGTTTACATGGAATCTGAATCAGAAATTCTTTACATTGTAAGTCTAATTCCTGGAACTGTTGACGGTGTATCAGCGTACCGGGTAGCTCCAAACGGCTTTCGATATTTGACAGAAGTGCCTGCTGACTATTACACTGTATATGAAACAGACTATGATGGATATACAGCTGTAGAGATTGGTATGAATAAAGATCTTTCTCTTTACAATGATCAATGGGAAAATGATATCTATGTTTCATTCACTTCTGATGTTGGGCCAAACCCTTGTGATATAATTGAATGGTTAGTAGATAAGTACACTGAATTAACAATTGATTCAACTAGTTTTGCTTCAGTGAAATCATACTTAACAAACTATCCAGCAAATTTCTATTTGACAAGTAGACCAGATGTCTATGACTTGATTCAAGATATAGCTTATCAATCTCGTTGTGCTGTGTATGTTAGAAACGACATTGTGTACATCAAATATCTATCACTTGAGCCTACTTCTGAACGAACAATAAATGAAAGTGATATTCTTTCTGGTACATTTGTTGAATCATTGAGCGAGACAGAAGATGTTTATACCACTCATAATATCTCGTGGAAGAAAAGTGGAGCAGCAGTTAGAGCTGATCAAGATAATGAGAGAAAACTTGTTCTGAAATATAATGTAGACAAATATGGAACAGTGGAAGAAAGTTGGGATTACTTTACTTATAACATCTATGATTTAGTATTAAAGTCCGGTACGTTTTGGTTGATACGCAAAGCAAATTCGTGGAAGCGAGTTAGTTTTCAGCTTCCAATTAAACACATTGATCTTGATGTTGGGGATTGTATAACTCTTAATGTTGCTCAATTTTCATCTAACAATGTTAAAGTTATTATTGAAAGTATGAATCTGGATGTAGATAATTATACTGTTGATGTTACTTGTTGGACTCCTATCCGTTCTGGAGAAACTGAAGAATACTTTTGGGCTTGGCCGTCTCAACAATCTCAGTACCAAAGGTGGCCGCTTCCTGGTGATACTCATGGTGGTGGGGGATATAATTTCAGTGTCACCCCTCCAGTTGATCATATCCTAACTGGCGGCTCTCATAGAGATGATCAACTTATAATTTCATCTGGGGATTTGCATCCTAGTGATTTAGATGATACACTTCCTACAGTAGATTGTGAATTAAGTGATTATTTAAACTTTGATGAGATTGAACCTGAGATTCTTGCAAAGCAGATTGCTCAATCAGCAGCGAGGCAAACCAACGAAACACAAATGTCTGGCGGTGGGAATGCTGGTGGTGGGGGTGGACAAACAGCTACAACAAATGAATGTGGTGAAGGCCCAGGGAACGGGTGTTACTATAAAGTATTTGTCCAGAGGCACACAAGTGAATCTCAAGGTCAGGCTACTGCTCTTGGCGGTCCTAGCTGGCCTGATAAATGTGGTGGACCCTGTAATTGCTCTGGTGGTTGCCCATCATGTAATGGGCCGGTGTGGACTGAATGCACTACACACATGAATGCGTATAGTGCTAAGAACTTTGCAGCATCTATGAATAGCGGTAAGAAGGCATTGACAGAGTATTGGGAATGTGGAGAAACAAATGTAGTAGTTGCCTATGCAAGAAATGGAGAAGCAAGCGCTAGTTATGAATGCGAAGATGTTGATGATGTTGAATTATTTGGAATTGATGAAGGGTATCCAACTGCTCAAATAGGTGAGGCAATAGAAACCCAGAACTCGGAGAGTTAATATGCTTCCTTGCAACAAAAGACAAAAGATTGTAAAAAGAAGCAACGGTCAAATTGAATATAGATGCCTCAATAAAAACTGCAATTTATATCGACATAAAGTCAACAAAGATAACTGTAATGAATGTACAGTAAGATCGGAGCATCATAAGAGACCTTGCAGCGACCAGCCAGTCAAATCAAAAGAAATGATTAATATGACTGATGAAGCAGTAGTAAAGGAATTAAAAGAGAGCGGAATGAGCACTGAGGAACTAAGTTCTCCAGACTATCCTGCTCTTACAGTCCAGCTTCTCGCTTACAAGGAAGCAATTATTAAATGGAAGAAAGCTGGTAGACCTACCAGAAGCAAGGAAGAAGTAGACAGGATACATAACAACTACTGTCTAAAATGTGATTGGTATGACAAGGAAAAGAAAAGATGCAGAGGATGCGGATGTAAAGTAACGAAAAGTGCTCTAGCAATCTTTAACAAGATTAAAATGGCCACAGAACATTGCCCTAAGGAATACTGGTAATGGAAGCTGCTTTTGCTTGGCTTGGGCAGATATTTGAAGCTTTGCTTCAATTCTTTCCGAGAAGAGTTATAGTAAGAGCAACTGAAAGTGGAGTTAGATGGAGCTTGTGGAGAGAACCAAAAGAAATAAAACCAGGGGTTAGATTTTATTGGCCGTTGATAACTGATATAGAAATCATAATTACGGCAAGACAAACTCTTAATACACCTTCACAATCTCTAATGACAAAAGATCTTAAGACTGTTGTTGCTGGTGGTGTCGTCATATACAAGATAAATGATGTTGTTCAAGCTATTGGAAAACAGAATTGGAATCCAGATGACACCGCAAGAGACATAACCCAAGCTGCAATAGTAGATGTAATATCAAAATGGGACTGTGAAGAACTACTAAAAAATATTAGCAGCAAAGTAGAAGAACAACTTACTACTGTTTGTAGAAAGCAACTAAGACAATATGGTCTTTATGTTAGTCGTGCTGCTTTAGATAATTTCTCAATTGTAAAACAGTTGAATCATTCTGGTATCAATGTAAAAACCGAGTAGTGCCACCGGAACCAATGGCACTACTCGGTAGGAGGAAGAATATGAGTTGTCGTGAATGTAGAAAAAAGAAACATGATATGGATAGAACCCCTAAGCGTCCCCCTCGTGGATCTATCCGAAAGAGGAAACGCTTGGAGATGAGGCGCAAGAAGAAATTAACTATAAAGGAGTCGCATGAAAGAAGCGTAGAGCTTAGCAGTGGCAATACAATCAGCGAGAGCGTCATGAGCGTTATCTAATGGAATGTCAAACTTTCTACAGAGTCCAGTTAAATTAAAATAGTTGAATGGAAACTTCTTTCCATGCCATGCGCATAAATCATTGACAATTGCAGCTGTAATCATTGTGTCCCTTGGATGTACATGCCAAATGTCATTGAAGCTGTCCATTCCGAGCCAATGAATAAGGAAAGCTCTTTCAAATGCCCAGTTGTGTGCGAGCGGAACAAGTCTCTTTCCAAATGGAAGATCTAATTTATTAAACCATTCCTCAAATAAATCTATTCCGCGAGATTGTGATACACAATCTTGTAACGTGGAATCTGATATCTTATGTTTCTTTCTGGCATCATCATTTATTCTTTCTGGACATTCTGGAGCCATAGTTAGATAGAAGAATCTATGTTCTTTGCTTGGTTCCAAATGCTGATTAAGTGGGACAGCTGCTATCTGGATAATTTCATGATATCCTGCTAATAGACCAGTTGTCTCAACATCTACAGCACAAAGAATATTTCCTTTAAGACTTGGCATCATAGTTATTTACTCCCACATTCTGTATCGGTTATTTGAAAGCTTATTCAAAGTTTCATCACTTGATTTTGATGTGTCTTCTGATTTCTTACTTTTCCAATATTCACACTGCTTATTAAAGATTTCTTTGTCAATAACTTCATCTGGATGATTCAATTCATGAAGAGCAAGAAGATTCCAAATGGCGTGACCGAGATGAGAGCAACCTGAATCTTGATCATATGCTTCCCCTTCTGTCCATGCTGTTAAATGACGCATCATTGAATCCAGGTATTCTCTATCTGGTTTGCCCCCAAATCTCCAATTATCCTCTTCATATTTAATAGCACCGAATTCCATAATTCGTGCTATCGCTTTCATTGGATTAACAAACTTCAGAATATAAGACAGAGAGGGTTTATCTTGGTTGAATCTGGCTGCTTTCATACTTCTTCCTTTACTACTGTTTTACCGACTTTTGTATATTTAGATCCTTGTTGAACATCAGAACTAAAACTCAAATTTCCAATTATAGCTTGGTTAATCTTCGGGCATTTCCCCACTGGAAAATTCTCAGATAAGTGATTCTTTATGGTTCTTTCTTTCCACTCAGATTGTTGGTACTCTTCTAATGTATCATGAAACTTCTTCTTGAAGTCAGCGAACCTTATAGCTTGACCATCAATTTTGTAGCAGTTATCTTCAATGAATTGTTCAAGTTCATTGATATTATTGGCAACCGCATCAATCTTACCTTGAGTTTCAATGATTGGCAACATTAATCTTCCTTCAGCCTCTTGAATTTCAAAGTCCAATAAAGTTCTTATGAAATGAGGGGCTTCCTCTTTTAGCAATTCTCGAAACTTATCTCTAGGTACCTCATCTTCTAGAGCCGGAACATTCATAGCCGTTATTCTAGTGTCACCTGGAAACACTGGAAGACTATTTCTTGTATTAGCCATTTGACAAAAGTGGAGAGTACTTCTCATATCTTGGACAGTTTGATACTTAGCATGAATTGAAATTGTCTCTCCAGTTGTCCATTCCTTCAGTTTATTATAAGCAGCTGAGCCAGCTCTGTTAATGTCAACCTCATCAATTACTGCAAGGATAGCATCCTTTAACTCTCCGTTATATCCTTGTTCGCTAGTCAGCGATCTATCTGCTTTCACAACTCCTTTTGTGAATACAAAATCCAAAGCTTCATGAAAAGATGATTTACCTGAGTTTTGTGGTCCATACATAAATAGATATGGAAGCTTGCCAAATGGATTTTGAACCATGCAGGCAAGCCAAGCAAGGAGATAATCCCCTCCTGTAGTAATACCCCATTTCTTGCACCAATCCAATTCATGGATGTATTGAGTCAAATCACAACCGCAGTGTCCAAGAAGTCTATCCCAAGTTGGATGATTAGGAATTTCATCATCTTTTAATTCTATTGGATCAAAACGAAACTGAGCGGCATCACGATTCCATTTCCTCCCACCTGGGTATTCATCTTGAAATGGTTCGTTTACTAATTCCCAACAATTGAAAACAGCTCCTCCAAGAATCGGATCAGGTTTACTAAACCCTAGAGAAGACAGGAAAGATTTTACATTTTCCCTTGGATGAACAACCCAAGTTTCACTAACATCTCTTAATACCCAAGAATCAAACCCGCTCCCATTAGGGGCTTTAATTTTCAATGCTCTCATTTTGTTATCTAATTCACTCCATAATCCCTCTTCTTCTTGTACTTTATCAGATGTTTCAATAGTTCCTTTTAGCCATTTCTCCCATCCTTTAGGAGTCTTAACAAATTTCGGAAAATCACTTTGGCTATCCCCACGTTCTTTAGAAATAACCAAGATGATTCTATCTTGATCCCCTACTCTGAGAGATAATGTTCTCCCAGCTGCCTTTTCTGGAATCTTAATTCTTGCTTGAAGAAGATTTAGAGCTTCTCTTAATTCTTCTACACTTGAGAATAAGAAGCCTTGCTTCTCTTCTGTGCCTTCGAAGCCGCCACAAGCCAAGCAAATCTGACGCAAAGTTGCTGGATAGTTGTAGGTAGTGTGTGTCCACTTACCTTGTGTGTCCCAGAGAGGGTGTTCCTCAACACCTTCACCAAAACGGTATACATCCCAAGCTCCATTAGGCTTAGGTCTCATGAAACAATTCGGCTTCCCTGGATCACTATCAATGGAGTTAGTATCAAATAGCCCTCGCATCGATGTTCCACGATCAGCCCAATCGTCGAATACATATTTCAATCCGCCTGTATGCCCTTGCCAGAGATGATGATCGTGAACCCACAGGCTTGTATGTCCAGTAGCCTCCAGATCCTCAAGAATCTTTAGATGGGTATCATCGAGAGGAACACGGGAATAAGCTTGAGTCATTTCATCAAGCTCATCACCTTGCGTTTGTGTACCATCGGGGGTCCATCCTTGGACCCGCACCTTGGACCTGCTGCCAGAGACAACTTCGATATTATCCTTCCAGTTCGGAGGAACATGATCAGCAGTCAGGATTTGAGTAGCCGGTTTAATCAGTTCATAGCCACGGTTATCTTTATTTGCATCGACATGATAAATCCACATAACTGAACCGCAAACATCTACATTCGCATCTATATCCAGTTTTGTATACCTCGCAATCAGAGGAATAAATGCCTTAGCTAATGCTGCGTGTTCATTATGGTTATTTGTTACTGGGTAAGGCTCTTTGAACCAGATATAAATATGTCGTCCGCCGCCTCTAGTACTTCGAATTACCTCAAGCCAAGGGATATCTATATTAGAAATCTTATCTAATTCTTCATCGTCTATACCTACACCTTTAGCATGGCTGTGAATCGAATCAAAGTCAAATCCAAGACCAATAGACTGTCTGTTCTTCCAGTCCCACCATGTAGTTCCAATAGCTTTCAAACGTGTATCAATAATATATTGAATAGGCGGGTCATTATATTCTGGTTCAGATTTGGCATTATAAGGCCAACGGTGAGGGCCGAAAACCTCTCCATTGTCCTCAAACTTGTTTGTTCCAGATATTTTGTTCCCAGTCTTATGACAGTTTATCTGAGTCTCAAGTTTAGCTGGGTCTTTTCCCCACTTTTCAATGAGGGTTGAGTTATTGTGTTTCTTAGAAATAACTGTTTCGTAGTACTTCTTATAAGCACTGGTTGTTGGTTCGTTTCGCATATCTCCTCCTATCGAAATTGTCTCTATACTTAGAGTGTTTGTTATTCAATATATTTTCCGCAACATGACGAAAAATTTCGTTAACCCCCAACCGGAACTAGTATCAAATACCTCCGGTTAAGTATAAATATTGATTTACGTAACTCCTTTCAAGATAATAAGTTATATAAATGCCCCCTAACCGGAGGTATTTGATACTAGTTCCGGTTAGGTATAAATATTGATTTACGTAACTTCTTACAGAATAACAAGTTATAGAAAAATCCTTAACCGGAGGTACGTATAATACCTCCAGATAAGTAGTTTAGTTATTCTGGGTGGTTAGTTAACACTTATGAGGAATAAGCAAATACCTTATAATAGGTATCTCATACCTCAGAAGTATGGTAGTACTTAATTAGAGGTACGTGTAATACCTCCGGTTAGGTAATTTTCATAACTTGTTATTCTGTAAGAAGTTGCAGAATTACTCAACCGGAGGTATTATTAATTACCTCCGGTTAGGGGTTTTTGACGTAACTTCTTACAGAATAACAAGTTATGAAAATTACTTAACCGGAGGTACGTGTACTAGTTCCGGTTAGGGGTTTTTGACGTAACTTCTTATAGAATAACAAGTTACAGAATTACTTAACCGGAGGTACGTGTACTAGTTCCGGTTAGGGGTTTTTGACGTAACTTGTTAATTAGAAAGAACTTATAAAGAGCAATTTAGTAAGTTAGTCATTTTTATAGAAATAAAGTTCTCGTAGTAAAATTTGTCAAATGCAAAATATATATGGGAAGCTCTATTTGAATCTCCGGTTCCGGTGAATCTCCGGCAGACCATAAAATAAAATCTTTTTCGTCAAGCGCGGAAAAAACCATCAAAAACAAACACTCTAAGTGTAGAGCAATGAACAACGAACAACGAACAATTCCGGTAGACCAAATCCTGAAGCCGCGAATCTCGCTGCGCCCGGTCAGGAGAAAGGCTCCTGAATATGTCGAACTAGTGGAATCAGTGAAGAAAGACGGTGTTCTTCAACCTATCTTGGTTCGTTCTAAAGAAGACAAATACGAGATTGTTGAGGGTTGGCATCGTTATGAAGCTGCTTTAGAAGCAGGTCTGAATGATATGCCCTGCATAATTAAAGATCTTACTGATCAAGAAGTTCTGATACTTCAACTGAAATGCAATGCGATAAGACCTAAGACAGCTTCTTTTGAATATGCAAGAAGATTGAAAATTTTAATGGAGCAAGGCTTTACTTTAGCTGAACTATCATCTATAATTGATAAGAGCCCAGCATGGATACGAGATCAGATTCAATTGAATCGGTTGTGTGAAGAAGCTCGTGAACCAGTTGAAAGAGGAGAGATAAATCTTTCTTCTGCTCTGGCTTTAGCTAATCTTCCAACTGATATCCAGTCAAAATTTGTAGATGATGCAATTTCAATGAAATCAGTTGAATTTGTTCCAAGAGCAAAAACAGCTCTGCGAGATTTCAAATCTTACTTACTTCAACTTAGAGAGGAGAATAAAAAATTCGGTGCTGTAACACCTGAGTTAAGAGCCACTAACGCTATAAAGCAAGAAGCTCTTAAACCGAAACATGCTAAAGAGGTACTTAAAGCAGTAAAAGCCAAGACCCCTCTTGACGGTTGGAATGCTTGTTTGTCATGGATATTTAAGATAGATCCGGTAACAGTCGAAAATAGAATCAATAGAAGACAGGAGATTAAAAATGAACACATAGTGAACAGAGAAGAATTCAGAAAAACTAATCAAGAACTCATCGAAAAATTTGTTAAGCATCAATCAAGAACTGGAGATTACAAACATGGCTAATGAACTCGTGCCTTTTAAGATGGACCTCCCTGTAGTCAGTAACGATCAGTTGGAGTCTTTTGATGAAGTTGCAAAGGGAGCTGAATTTCTTTCTAGATTGCAACTTATTACTAAGGGTAAGTATGTTGATACTGGTAAGATCGCTCCTGGTCATTGGGGTGTGCCTCAGCAAGGAGATGAGATCGAAGATCTCGGACCAAAGATTGATATTATTCCTTTCTGCTATCGACCTAAGGCTCTGGATGTCAGTGATCAAGACGCTATTGTGGCAGTCTATGATATCAAAGATCCTGAATTCCAGCGCATCAAGAATGCTCCTAAGAATACTGGGTGTCTCTGGGGCCCATCATTCTTGGTCTTGGAACGGAGCACTGGCAAGCTTTATGAACTTTTCTTCGGCAATAAGTCTGGTCGAAATGAAGCTAGTAAGTTGAAGCCTTTCCTTCCTACTGAGGCTTCTGGTGCCCCATCTCCAGCTACTCTTGGTATCCGCTATAAGAAGACTCCTGAATATGGTTGGCATGTGCCAGTCATCACGAAGTGTTCTGAGCCCTTTGATCCTGATTCTGTGAAGGTGACTCCCGAGAAAATTCAAGAGGAAGTGAATAAATTCCTTAATCCTGAAAAGCAAGTCGAAAAGGTTAAGGAAGAAGAGAAAACTTCTCAAAAACGTGCTCGTTGATTTATATGTCAGAAATTTGCACAGTACCATAATAAATGGTACTGTGCATCTTTTTTGAATTTGAGGTTATTATGAATGAAGTATTGAAATGGTGTGCTGAAAATGAAGTTACTATCAAGATTACTGATGAGGATGGCTTGTTGGCTGTCACCGCAAAGTACACAAATCTATTCGCAGAGTATGCAATCCCAGAGCCGTGTAGCCCAGAGGCAGTTGGAAGAACTGTCCATGCTGCTTGCTACTCTGTTAAGTGCGGAGCCGAGCACCGTGAGCGACATGGCGACTCGAATCTCACTGGAAAAGGAATTAGCTGAGCAAAAACTTGAGACAGCGAAGGCTCAGACTATGTATCATCAAAGAAAGAGTCTTCCTCATTTATCTTATGGATGTAGTTTGACTAACGACGGTGTTAGTTGGATAGCTAAGATTCAATTGGCAGACGGTAATATGATAGTTGGAAGAGGGGATTGCCCCGCGAAGGCTCTTAATGATCTTGATGAACAATGGTTAGGGATTAAATGAGTGGTGTAGCATTGGTACAATTTTCTTCTCTCAATTTAGAGAAGCTCCTACCAATAGGGAGGAAAATACTAGATAGAAGCCTATCTGAAATATCTGACGATTCTGGTTATGACCCTCCTTTACATCACATGCTTTGCGTAGCTTCAATTAAATCACAAGATATAAAATCAAACCCTGAATCGTGTGCTCCCTATCTAAATATGTTTCATGCTGGTTTTCTAATCGCGGCAGATGAAAGAGATTTCACTGAAATTCTTGAATTAGCTTCTGTTCCAGCAATTGTAACAGAAACTATTCAGAGAGGGTACAGTGTTGGCTTTTTAGCTGGGAGTCTATCTCAATGGAAAGACGCTCTACTAAGAGGGTGCCAGAAAGAAGTCAGCAGAGAAGTTCGTCACATATACAACAAGGTTTATTGGGAATTTAAGAATATTGGATTAAGCAGTATTTTCAATTTTAATCAGATAGAGCATAGAGATAGCACTTTCTTATTGGAGTACAAACCTTGAGTGATCTTGTATTTCCTCTTCGTGGTGATAACGGAATTCAATTCGAGCCGATCAAATGATTGAAAATATTAAACTGATCACAGAAACGAAGAAAGGGACTCTCATTAAAGTCCCTGCCACTATCAAACGAGAAGATGGCCGTATATACTTTATCAAATCTCCATTTGCTTTGAAAGATGAGATTAAAGCAATGAAAGGGAGTAGATGGCATGGTTATATTCCAGACGACGGCAGAAAGATTTGGTCAATAGAAGATTGCACTAGAAACAACTTTCAGCTTGAATTCATGGTGGGTGGAAACCCATATGAAAATTGGGATCAACCATTAAAAGAATTTGACTATTCGCGTCCACTATTTGAACATCAAAAGTTGATGTCAAATAATATTCTTACATATCATTACACTATTCTTGCTGCTGAAATGGGCACAGGTAAAACTCTGTCAGCAATCGAAGCTATAGAGAAATCAAATGCATCTGAATGGTGGTGGGTTGGTCCAAAGTCAGCTATCGCTGCTGTTGAAAGAGAATTTCAAAAGTGGGGCCTTAAGATACAACCTAGGATCATGACATACGATAGACTCAGAATTGAAATGAGTCGATGGGAAGACGGGAATCCTGCTCCACAAGGTGTGATATTTGATGAATCATCACGCTGCAAGTCTGAGAAATCTAAAAGGACTAACGCTGCACAACATTTAGCTGATAACATTAGGAAAGAATGGGGTTGGGAAGGGTATGTAGTTCTTATGAGTGGTACTCCATCTCCTAAATCCCCTGTTGATTGGTGGTCTCAATGTGAGATTTGTTATCCTGGATTTATTAGAGAAGGAAGTTCAAAAGCTTTTGAGAGGCGGCTTGCTATATTTGAGAAGCAAGAGATACCTACTCAAGGTACTATCTGGAAAAGAGTTTCCTGGCTGGATGATGAAAATAAGTGTGCTGTTTGTGGCCAATATGAAAACCATGAAAATCATAGTACTGATGATTTGTTTGGTTCAGGTGACAATGCTCATGAATTCAAATCATCAAAGAATGAAGTTGCGTATCTATATGAACGTCTAAAAGGGTTGGTCCTTCCTATTGCCAAGAAAGATTGCTATGATATTCCAGATAAGATTTATAGGGAAATAGTTCTGGAACCTTCTAGTACAATTAAAAGGGTAGCAAAAGCGTTAGTTAAATCTGCTCCAACAACAATTCAAGGTTTGACTTGGCTTCGTGAATTGTCTGATGGTTTTCAATATCGCGAAGTTCAACAAGGCGACAAATTGTGTCCTGTTTGCAATGGTGAAGGACAATGCTACCAATGGTCAGAGTCAATGGAAGAAAAGGAATATAGAACTTGTGACCGCTGCGATGGTTTGGGTCGTGTTCCAAATATGGTTAGAGAAGCTAAGGAAGTTAAAACTCCTAAGGATGCAGCTGTAATTAGTCTTCTTGAAGAGAATGAAGATATTGGTAGGATCTTAATCTTTGCTGGCTTTCAGGGTTCCATTGATAGAATTGTTAAGTTATGTCATAAGCAACAATGGAACGTTGTAAAAGTTGATGGCCGTGGTTGGAAAACTCTTCCTTGTAATGATGAGAAGGTTCCTAAGAGTGTAAAACCTCTTGATTATTGGTATGATCAAAATAACAGTCGTGTTGCTTTTGTCGCTCATCCAACTTCAGGCGGAATGGGATTGACTCTTACTGAAGCGAGCACGGCAGTATTCTACTCTAATGATTTTATGCCTGAGTCTCGTTCTCAAGCAGAAGATAGAATTCACCGCCCTGGAATTGATGCCAATAGAGGCGCGATCATTGTTGACTTGTTTCATCTCGGAACAGATAGAAAAGTACGAGATGTTTTGTTAGATAATCGACGTTTAGAAACCATGACTCTAGGAGAAATGCAGGATTTACTATGATTTCATACCGGACAATTTTAGATTGTGATACTGTCGAGAAACACACTGGTCTTAATGGGGGTCAAAAAATACAGGTTTTGATTTCTGATTTTTGTAGTGAAGACTTAGTAGTAGTGTATGTTAGTGGTGATACTTTGTTGGATATTACTATTAATGGTAAGTCTATTGGTTATTTTGCTGTAAAAGCTTTTTGTGATTGCTATGGATTTTCTAGGCCAACAGTTTTATATCATGGTGTGGCTGAAGATATTTCGTTGCCTGGAGATAATGAATACCTTATTCCGATGTTTGGAGAATTGGAATGCGTTTGCTAGAACTAGTAGAAGAACTTGATTTCTGTAAAGATGATAGTGAAGTATTTGTTGAAGTAAATGGAATTGTTCATAAGATTCATTATATTCAAGATACTTCTCAAGGTGTCATATTTGTTGTCGATGCAGATGAAGAAGATAGGGAAATGAGATGAGATGCCCTGTATGTAATTCAAGAGATACTAGAAGGTTGATTAATATGGGTGATCAACCTTTATCAGTCGTGTCTTTAGAAAATAATAAAGATAGATCAGTTAATCTTCCGTTGTACCCTATTGATATCCATATTTGCTGGGATTGCACACACGTTTTTAATTCTGCTTTTGATCCTGATAAGGTGCAATACAACAGTCATGGATGTAGAATGTTTAATAATGGGAGCGGATGGAAAGAACATCTTGACTCCCTTAGGAATGAAATTGAAACTCAATACCCTGATATAGTTATTGAAATTGGAGCAGGTGATTGTAGTTTTCTTTCTACTATTAAATCTGAACATAGAATAGCTATTGATCCTTGTGAAGCTGTAGAAGAAGCTTCCAAGTACGGGATAAGTTATAAGCGAGAACTATTTGATGCGGCAAAACACATTCCTAAAACCCCTGGAAATATCACAATTTTGATGCGTCATCTCTTAGAACATGTAGACAATCCGAGAGATTTTATAGGTGATATTGTAAAGGCAGCTGAATCAAGAGCCGTTCTTGCAGAAGGTTCAACTGTCACTAAACTGTTAGTAGAAGTCCCTTGTTGTGATAATGCGATTAAAAGAACTAGAATTGAGGATTGGACTTATGAACATCCTCAACATTTTACAACTAAGAGCATGGCTGCTTTATTCAGAAATACTGGAGTAAAGCATTTCTTTATTGGGACTAGTTATAATGAAGAGGTAGTGGTCGCCTATGCTACTATTACTCCTAGTTATAAATCTTTTGATTTGCATGAAATAACTGATGACTATAACAAAGCATCTGTTAACATTGTATATGTTGGTGATTGGATAAGACGTAATCTCAATATGATTGCGTTCTGGGGTGGTGCTGGTAAGAGTGCTATGTTTCTGAGAAAGCTCGGTGTTCCTTCATGTGCTTTGGTAGTTGATAGTCATGAGGCAAAGCATGGTTTCTATGTTCCTGGTACTGGTATCGAAATTAAGAATCCAGATGAATTGAAATTTCAAGATGAGAAATATATTATCGCTACAACTTCGTGGAGAGCGAACGACATTCGCGATGAAATATTGAAACGTGGGATTCCATGCAAAGGATTATTCAAATTTGAAGACGGTAATCTAAAGGAGGTTTCTTTTGGCTACTAAAAAACGACAAAAACAACTAAAGAAAATCAAGCAAAGAAAGCAAATGAAAGAAAGAAAAGCGCCTCTTGTTAAGATGCCGTCTGACCCTGCTGTTCACATCCCTACTGTAAATTATAATGCATGGATGCGGGCTATCGCAGATAGAGACCCAAAAGTTTGGGATGCTATGATTAGTTATTTGTTATTCTTTGAGAAGCATCACTACAAAGCTTTTGGTGTCCAATCTATTAAATCAATGAATGAGTTTGGTCAAGTAGTTTACTCTACTTTAGCTGACGAAGAAATGAGTCCTACCCTCGATCAAGCAACCAAGCTGGTTCAGATGGGTCATCTATTCCAGCATTTGATGGCCGTTTGTGCTCATGAGACAAACGATGCTGCTATTAAAAATGTTCTTCTTCAACAAGGTAATGTTCCTAAGTTACTATTCTTGTTGAATCCAAGATGTAACATGCAAGTTGATCAATCCAAGCTGTTTGAAGTTGAGCCATTCTTGACTTCAATTTGGTTTAATACTTATATGCTTGGAATTAGTACACCAACGAAGACTATTCAAACAAACATTTATCGTCATCTACATTGTATGGATGAACGTTGGACTCCTCCTCATCATTGTCTTACTGGTTTGTATTTCACTTGTACATACCACAACCCAGAATCAGCTAAGCGTGTCAAAGGAATCATCAATAAAGGAATTAAAAGCAAAAGTCTTCCTACGTTTAACAATAATCCAGACCCGAAGTCTATCGCTATTGTTACAAATAAGTGGCATAGAAACCATGCTGTATACAAGTCTGCAAGTACTTTGGTAGAGCAGCTTAAAGGCAAATATAAACTTACCCTTGTTTGGACGGCACCGAAGGATAGAATGCCTGACACAATTGTTGATGATTACTTTGACAAAGTTGTTAATTGTTATTTTCAACCTGGAGGTCATTTGACAATTCCAAATGAATTGAAAGATAATGATTTTCAAATGGTTTATTTTCCAGATATTGGAATGACTGATGAATCAGTTTGGTTAAGTAATTGTCGTATAGCTCCTATCCAAGCTATGGGGTATGGCCACCCAGAAACTTCTGGAGATAATTCAGAGATTGATTATTTCATTGGCGGTGATATTGAGAAACAGTCTACTGATCAATATTCTGAAACAGTGGTTCTTCTTCCTGGATTGGCACAAGAGCCCGCTTGGCCAACAGCAGAAAGAAAGTACAATTACATAGATGACGGTATTGTTAGAATGAATTGTGTTTGGGGTCCAGACAAATATAATTCTACCTTACTATCCTTGCTAGTAGAAATTAACAATCGAGTTTGGAAGAAAGATCCAAAATCAAAACATGAGATTCATCTGTTTGCTAGCCCAGGGATCAATCGCTATGCTGCTCTTCCATCTTTCAGAAATGAGATATCTAGAATTCTTCCAAACGCAGAAATTCATTCTGAGCAAGAATATTACGATTATATGGAAAATGCAGAAATGCATGATTTCTCTCTGAATTCATTTCCATTTGGATGTTATAATGTTCTTATTGAAAGTCTTTATCTGGGTTTGCCTTTTCTAACTCTAGTTGGTAATAGATTCTATAATCGTGCTGGTATGTGGTTGAATGAACAGATTGACATGGACTGTAATAATTTCAACACTACCGGTGATTTTATTGATCAAGCTACTAGACTTGTCACTGAGCCAGATAGACTGAAAGAACAAAGAGAACATCTAGCTTCAATTGATTTAAAGGAAAGATTGTTCACACTTCGTGGTGATCATTTCTTAGAAGCAGTCGAATATATTGTTGAAAATCATCCGTTCACTAAAACGAAGATCATTGGAGAGGATAAATGACGAAACTATCTAGGTCTCAAGTTGAAGAAATTAAGAGAGAGATATCTAGAAAAGAATTAACACAAAAACAAATAGGAGATAAGTATAATATAAGCCGCTCGGTTGTTAGTGACATTGCTTGTGGGCGTGTACATAAGAAAGTACATGTTGAAGATAAAGTATCTAACGAAGAAGCTCAAATCTTTAAGCTGCAAGCAGAGAACGCTCTTCTCAGAGAGGAGAGAAATCTTGCCAGAAGACAATTGAAGAACGCTGCCAAGAATCAAGGATTGTTTCAAGCGATTCGAGAAGAGATGGAACTTAGAATTACTCCTATGACTTCTCTTCCTAAATCTAAGTCAACTTATGAGCCTGCTGGCAAATCTATGGAAGAGCATCTTGTTCTACATTTGAGTGATGGTCATCACGATCAAGTTATTACTTATGATGATTCAGGGGGCTTGGAAAAGTATAATTTTCCAATTTCAATGTGTCGAGCTGAGAGACTTGTCGACTCTGTTTTGAAGTGGACACAGGAGACTTTGTCTCCACAATTTCGTTTTCCTTCTTTGACTGTTCTAGCTTATGGAGATCATACTTCAGGTGAGATTCATGGTGCTGCACAGAGGTCTTACTTTAGAAATATGTTCAAGAATTGCCATGCAATTGGTCAACTTCATGCTTTGATGTATCGTGACTTAGCTCCTTATTTTGATCAAATGAATGTTGTGTATGTCCCTGGTAATCATGGTCGTCGTAGCAATAAGAAGGATTATCATGGTGCTCACGATAACTGGGATTACTTGATTGCCACAACGGCTAGGTTGTATTGTCAAGATATTGATAACATCAACTTTGTTATTCCAAATTCATTCTCCTGTAATATTGACATTGGAGGAGTTGGATTCAGCATTTTTCATGGTGATGATATCAGAAGCAACCTGGGAATTCCTTGGTATGGGCTTGAACGAAGGCGTCATCGTTTGATGGCATTGGAGAACGTAAGAGAAGGAACTCCTATTCGTTATTATTGTTGTGGTCATTTTCATCGCCCTGGAAGCACAACAGAAGTTAATGGTGAGATGATTATTAACGGTGCTTGGCCAGCAACAGATGCTTTTGCTTTCAATTCTCTTGGTGCTTATACTGAGCCGAGTCAACTTCTTCATGGGGTGAATAAGAAATATGGTATTACATGGAGGCTTCCAGTTAAATTGAAATGTTCATATGAGCAGAAAGGTCCGAAACGTTATAAACTAAAAAACATGGATGATATCCAAATTTGAAAGGTAATTAGATGAACGATTTAACTGCGTGAAATAAACGCAACAAACGCAACATAGCAAAGAATTGACTAGAGCGAGAACCAAGCCCGTTGATTCACTTGCTTAGACGTTTGTTACGTGTAGTGTGGTGAAATGCGCCACCA